CCTCTATGAACTGTGTCAGTAGCCCATCCCCAAGCTGCAGGATAATAAGGCTTTGTATCGCGCCATCCTGGGAATACCTCAGCTGGTACAAAACTTTTCGCTAACTGCTCTACAGGCTTTATTTGTTTGCGTAACTCACGCCTAAAAATTCTGTGAGCCGATGGATCTATTTCTTTTAATTTTGCTAACAGGGCATCTAAATTTTCAACATAGATTGACTTGAGCCGTCTATCTGCATTGATCATTATCTACGCCTTACTGTTTTAGTTTGTTTTGCCCTTTCCTGCAAAATTGCTTTTATGGCCATATAAACTGCAGGATCAACCTCTAATAAATCCTTGGGAGATATTCCTGTAGCCACCGACACAGATGCCAATTCCCATATCTGTCCATGTCGGTCTAACCATTTTTTGAGTCATAGAGTAAATCCACATCAACATACTGGTTAATGTAATCATCCCCATAAAGCAATTCTGTTTTGCCTAGATCTTTTTCAAGTCGCCAAGCAAACCACCACAAATCTGACTCCATTTGTAGCTCACCTAACCGCTTACGCCATCCTGTTTTAAACTCCGCTTCAAAAGCGACTTTTGCAGATGGCGTAAGATCGTAAGTAACTTTCTTGCCGTCTTTCTTTGTTATTTCAATTTTGTGCATGTCCCACCTTTTCTTATTATTAGCTAGTTGCCTTAGTTATAGCTGTTACAGGAATTGTTATACTAGCAGTCATAGCTGAGTCTGTAGCACCTGAGATCGGTGTCCACTGAGTCACAAGACATGACATACTGTAACTTGGATTTGTAGCTGTAACTGTACCTGTTACTGGTACTAATCTAATTGCTAACTTTGATCCAATTGCATCTTCAAACAAACTATTAACTGATGCAGCTGCAAAATCATTGAAAATTTCCATAGATACACTTGAAACCTCAACTCCACCCACCATATTTTGAACTGTATCGTTCATGGCGGTGATAGTAACTGCCTCAACTTCTCTATTTAAACTTACAGTAGAAACATGATCGCTGATAGTTGTAGTTCCTACAACCACCGCTACCTTGTTGCCCATGAATATTGCCATGAGTTTTTTCCTTTCTAACCTATTAGTTCCACTGAATATTGATAACTCAGGTAGTCAATATTAGCGGATGTTATTGTGCCTGGTGATGCAGACACAACTCTTAAAGTTTGCACTGCACCGCTTAGTGTTTTATCAGCCTCAACTGCGGCTTTAATTGAGGTTGAACCAGATGAGGCAAGTAGCCCATCTAATCTTTCTTGTCCACTTCTCTCACTCATCCTACCTACCATTACAATTATGTTGCAGGTGGCAAAGTCAAAACCTCTACTTAAAGTGTAATCATAATTAAGTGACAATTGACCTACTACTGCAAAAGCATTGTTGGTAGGTATATTGGCAGAGTCAGGTACATAATCCATAACACGCAAACCTGTAATACTTTGTAAAGCGGTCTTGAGATTATCTCTGACTGTACTTGGGTTCATGCAATTGCAATCTTTTGATAGGCTCTAACCATATTAGTCACATCTCTGCCAACTGGTGACATGCGTATTACTCCTAGATCTCCAAGACCTAAAACCCCACCTGGGGCATCTTTACGCTTGTATAGATCAGCTGTAAGGATAAGACAAGCTACAGTTATATCATCTGGCACTGATGGCCAACCCCATTTAGCTGTAACCTCAACACCAGGGCGCAAACCATTTTGTGTAATGCCTGGGAATATTGGCCAGCTCTCAGTATTAGAAACCATTGTCAATTGTGTAAAGGGTCTGCCTAAAGCTGAGGCAGTAAGTGGATCTAAAATATAATCAGTATTTAAAGTCAATGTTTTACTGTAAGTGCCATTGCCACCCTCATCAATTTTTACAATTAAACCTGATGTAGAGCTGATATCATCTGTGTAAATAAAGACATCTGAGTATGCTCTGTATTTTCTAGCTGAGGCATTAGCATCTGCATAAAATCTGCGATTGGCAATGCGATCTATAGATCTTGATGATGACTCTACTAAATCCTCTAATAGGTCATTATCTGTACTGTCTGAAATAGACAAGTAATTTTTAATTTGTGTAAGTGTTGCATAACCATTTGTTATAGCCATGATTGGTATCCAAAATCTGTTTTGCTCTGGGACATTAAGCTCTCCATATCTTAAATACCAATCATAGTTAGGATCTAAGCCCTCTGGAAGGGTAGAGGGCTTAGAAGCTTATTTACTCTAGAAGCTAGGTGAGGCCAAGCCAGTGCCATTTATTTGTGCAATAGCTTTTCCATAGCGATCTGCGGTGAAGGCTGACATACCAAACAAAACAATATTGATTGCAACCTTTCCGTTAGGCTCTTCAAATGTCACATAAGTAGGGGCTGCTGCCTCTTCCCATAGATGACACTCATTTAGATCTACAACAAAGATTGTATCTTGATTTGTTGATGTACCCTTATCCGTTGCAATATTAGCATCAGTAATAATTGGCAAACCTAACATTGAATAACCTGAGTTACCATAAGTAGGTGTGCCGTTACCTGTGCCGATTGCATTAACTGGATTGTAAGCAGTAGGTACAACCAATGGGCGATTTTGACTGTCAAGTGCTGCTAACAAGAAACCAAGTCTCCTTGGGTGCATCAAAATTGCATTTGGATTTGTATAGATGTTACTTTGAATTGACTGTATCGCATCTGCGACCTTCGGATACAAACCCGCAACTGTTCCAGTTGTAGCTGTGTAGGTTATAAGTATTCCAGTTGTCATATTCACAAGTCCTAATGGCTGACCATTAGATCCTGATCCATTTAGTAATGAGTTATCTAGTTTTGTGTGATAATCACGAATTAAATCACCTAAAACAATTCCCTCAATGTTGTATCCGCGTAGTAATGCTTGCTTAGATACTGATTGTTGTCCTGCAATTGTATTTACATTTACAGTAAGGGTTGTATCTGCCATATCCTGTGATACTGCAGCTGTATTTTGAGATGTTTGATACGCTGTTGTAGTACCAGTATTTATTTTTGATATTACGACCGACATGCCTTGAGCAGGCAGATTGTGTTTGCGTGCTGCATCTGCAAAGGGTCTTCCCTGGCGTGCTAACGGGGCGTAAAGATCGACTAAATACTGGGGAACAACTAGGCCTGCAAATGATGATGTGCTAACTGCACGCTTCTCAATTGCCATTTCTCTTTGATGGCGTTGAATACGCTCTTGCGCATCACCATCAGTTTTAAATTGTGCCTTAAGCGCATCGGTTAAGAAATCATTATCTGATCTCTCTGAATAGGTTAGTTCCTCTTTTGTAACACTAAAGCCACCAGCGCGAACTTCCTTTTTGTTATCTACATTTACATCTACCTTTGCAGCTAACTCAGCTGCCTTTTGGTTTCTGATTTCAATGTCAGACATCTGCTCAATTCTTTCATCCAACTTTTTAATTTCAAGGTTTAGTGCCTCTACATTGGCAAGTTCTACCTCTGATAGATCGCGTGCTTCCTCAGCTGCACGATCTAAAGTGGATTGAATAAGAGCAGTCTTTGACTCACGCTTCTCACGCAGAGAAGCTAAAAAAGCATTAGACATGTTTCTCCTATAAATTAGTTTGATTGGTGAGAAGGTGTGACACGCTGCAAAGCAGGGTCAGGTGTTCTACGACTTACTTTAATTATATCTGTTTTTTTAAATTTTGTAACATAGACAAGGCTGTGTTGTATCTAGGTTTGTCATCATCCTCATCATAATCTCTTTCTTGGTCTGCAATTTTGTTTGCCCAAGATCTACCAGCATCACCACCCCACAAAGCCCAAGCAATCCTGCCATTGGAAGGATAGCCATCCTCACCTGGACTAAAACCCTCTGCCTCTTTGTCAACTTCATGGCGTGCAAAAAAAGAAACCATGCGGTTGACTGTTTCTAAGGGTAAGTTTTTTCCATTAACAATATCTCTAGCTCTAGCAATACCTATCTCAGTGCCACCTCTGCCAAACTCTTTGCGCCAATCTAAACCTCTTTGTGCCTCAGCTTTCATTGCAGCTGTAGGGCTGTAACTTTCTTGTCTTTCTTGGTTCATAGCTGCCCACCTGTTGCAATAATAATCACTTTGCACATTGGCATCCCACAGATCACAATAGCCTGCCTCATAAAAATAACAGTTGCCACAATTGCGACCTTGAGGCACATCATCACTAGATGCTGGTCTGTAGTTATCAGGCAATTCCCTAGTGCCATACTCTGCAATGTTAAGAGCTGTTAATTGATCCTCAGCTTGTGTTTGTGTTTTATGACAGCCTAAAACTTCATTGCTACTGTCTTTAACTACTGCGAACCCTTCGCAATCAGGATGATTATTTTTTATGCTGTAAGGCATTTAAAATTTTTCTAGCTTCATCTAGTCTTGGGGTTAATAATGGTTGACCTTCTCTAACACCTGTAACTGCAGCCATATCACCATAAGCGCCAAAAGTGACAAGTGATACCTCAGCTAGATGTGCCTTTAATCTTTCCATTACTCCATCTGGCCTTTTACGATTTTTAATAGGCATAAATCCGATAGAGAGCTGATCTAATGCGCCATCTTTTACAAGCTCAAGAGCCTCATCACCTTCTCTTGTCTTTGAGATCCTAAACTCTGCATACAGACCATCCTCTGTCTCTTTTAACAAAGTGGCTCTACCTAAAACATTATTCTCACCATGACCACGCAATAGTTTTACTCTGTGAGGTGCGCGTATAACATCCGCAAAAACACCTTTTCTAAATATCTCAGTTAGTGTGCTACTTATGCGCTGCTCTTTGTTATAAGGCACAGCCATGCCATAAATAGTACGACCATCTCCACCTGCAAGTCTTAACTCAAACTCAACTTGGTATTGTCTGTTTTCTATTTCATTATCTTTATTCATACTCAGTTACCTCTGCCTGATCTATGGTAGTTTCAATTTCCTCATCTTGTTCACTTTCCTCATAATCCATAGGATCTAAATTTTCTAAATCTCTTACTTCATCTACAGTTAAAAATCCGCTTGCTAATGCTGTTTGATAAGCTGCATAACGACTTGATGTATCAGTCTTTAATAATGACTCATATTTAAATTTTGCAGTTTGTCCTCTGACTAACAAATCAGAAAATGCTGCCTCTATTCTTTCTGCAATCGGCTGGATTGACCATTTAACAAGCTGTAAATTTTCCTGCTCAACATTGGAATAAGTGCGGCTGGCATTAGGTGATCCTAAGTAGTAACCAGGCAGACCAATAATGTTTGCGGCCTCAGTAAGACCAGCTGTTTGTGCCTCTACTAATTGTGACTCCGCTGCGTTGCTACTTAAAACTTCAAAGTCTGTAGATGCGTTCATTACTACAGGTGATCTATTGCGTGATGAGTACATAGCCATCCATGCAGTTTTAAGTGCATCAGCTTCCTCACTTGTAAGATCAGGATTTGCAGATTTAATAACTGCAGTAGGATTTACTCCGCCGTCAAAGTATCTACTTGCATATTCATTGATTGCAATTTCTTTACCTAATGATTGTTTTGCTATTGCTAATATTCCGCGACCTACTAAATCACCTGGCATAGTAAAATTCTTTATATGAAAGATCTCAGATTTTTCATAAACTCTTTCATCAATGCGATAAATAATTCTGCCATTGTCTCTACTTACTTGCACGCGATCAGGTGCAACAGGATAAATATGATCTGGCAAACCATTAGCACCAGGTTCACCTAATACTGCAATGTAATTACCATGCATAACAAGACCAGCTGCCATTGCAGCTATTGTCTCCATGCGTGTCTCAGTTGGTACTGGTCTTTGTAAAATTATTGGTTTAGGTTTTACTTCTCTATCATTACGATATGCACAAAGATCCAATGCGCCTATTGCATCTGCAATTAAAGATATACCGCGATAAATAGCAGGTATGCCAAGAGCTGTATTTTGGTCAACATAAGCCCCTGCCCAATTGCCCTCAAAAAATCTACCAACGCGACCTAGTGAGTCAACATAACCTTGAGAGGTATAAACCAAGCCTGGTTGTATTTGTCTTTTTAAGAGCCTGCCTAGCATTATTTACCTCTTATTTCTAAAGCAATACCAAAAATAATTAAAAATGCACCGCCTAATATTACCCCTAAAAGTGAATTGAAGGATGCGACACCTGCAACTAATACGCTTGCACCTACGACTTGTAAAATTGATGATAAGTATTTCATTAGTACATCTTACTCCTAGCCACTGGTTTATCATCTATCTTAGTCACTACTCCATAGCGTGCCAGTGTTACTGCTACAAGCGGTGTTATGTTTGTTGTGGATTGTCTATTCCAAGCCCAAGAGTCTCCTAATGGTCTTTTTGTAGATCCCATTATTGCAGCTCTCAAATTAGGATCATCTATATGACAGACAGTCTTTGCCATAACCGCATCATAAAATGATCCACAAGCCCTTGCATAATCTCTTAGATGTATTGCCATTACACCTATGTCTTGCTTTTGTAACTCTAAGATCAAGGATGCCGCAGGTGAGCCTGTGTCTATAACTACCTTGGTTTTATATTTTTTACATAACTCAACTAATTTAGGCAATACCCAAGATGTACCCTCTTTACACTCTATAAGCTCAACAGGCGTGTAATCACGCACTAAGCCTGATACAGCTATTGTAGCGCGATCTCTTTCCCTAGATATGTCAACACCAAAAACTACCTCATTACCTAAAATCACATCTGTCCTAGCTAGTGAGTCCCACAGCTCTGTATTTATAACTTGTACTGCATCTTTAGCTGGCCAGACATTAAGCCACTCTTTAGTAAAGATTTCAGGGCTGTTAGTTTGTGCAGCCTCTTTTACAGCTTCAAGCAATACGCCTTTTTCCTCATGCAAGGAAGGGATTGCCTGATACCACACGCGCTCATCCATATAATCAAAATCATCTGACAAAGGTGACCACTCAAACCAAGCTAGTTTATTTTGTGGATCTGCTATTTCTCTATGACCAAGCTCTCTGTAATGTTCTAATAACTCTGACTCACCTGGTCTGCCTGCATTAGACATAATCCATAATTGACCATTGCGCTTTGTAGCAAGGGTTGGTTGTAGGTTTGCAATCAATGACAATGGATGAGTAAGTGCCTCATCAATAACCATAAGATTTAAACTGAGACCGCGTGCGCCTTTGTCATTAGGTGTAACAATGCCATAGGTAGAGCCATTGCGCATATAAATTTTTTCACTGCCATTTGTTTTAGATACTCTACCAATCCTTTTACTGAATTTAGGTGACATCATAAATGACAACAAATGCTCATCCCATTTAACTTTAGCCATATTGCGATCTTGTGCAGTATAGGCAACATGTCTTTTGGGTTGTAACAGCTCATAAGCTATGCGTGTTTCTATAAGTTTTGATTTACCAGATTGCCTAGAGACTTGTGCGGCTACAGTCCTATATTTGTACATGCCTGTTGCATCTTTCTCAAGACCTACATCACACACATATTTTTGCCACTCAAAAAGGCTATACCCTAAAAGCTCTGCAACAATAGACATCTTGTCACCATCAGTCTCACAGGCAGGATCTCTTAAAGATGCCCACCTGGGTGGACACTTACTTAAAAATGTCATCTTGTTCAGGCAAACCGCACATATCCCATATTTCCCTCAGCTCTCTTGATATAGATGGGATGGTATGCGTATTGTCCCCTGTTTTCTCAATTAGATCCCAAGCGCGTGATAAGCCTAGTAACATTTCTTGTTTAACCCAGTCAATATCTTTGCGACCTTTAAGCGCATCAATCATTGCAGCTGTATGTCTGCCTAAATCAGATTTACCACTTACGACTGTTTTTGATGGCTTTCCTTTTTTTGTTGCCATAAATCGCCCCCCTACTGTAATTGCAATGTGCGCAACTTGGCCTTAGAGTACCAACCCACAGCTCTGGTACTGGGAAGGTGTCAATTGGTGGATCGTGGTCAATAGTGGTCGCTCTGACTTTTTTACAATAAAAACACATAGGCAAAGTAGCAAGAATAAGTTTGCGCATTTTCTTGTAGTTCGCACTGTATTTTCTTGTTTTTATATTTTTCATAAAGAAATCGTTATATTTTTTGTCAAATTCTCAAAGCTTCGGGGAGAGAGAAACGCGGAACGGCGGCGTATTCTGCCAGCGCGTAAAATAGGAAAAAACAAGCGTTTTTTAATCTACTTTACTTACCAAGACATGCAGCGTACCTGAGCTAGTACCACTAACTGCCCACAGATCCTCACCAATAGCCAATGACATGCGTAGCTCATCACCATTGTCCATAAGATAACCATTAGTGCTTGTTACTCCACTGTTGCCAATATAAATCTCATGCTTTGCATGTAGCAGTACATCTCTCTGCACATTGTCAACACTAACTATTGATTGACTTGTTGTTGTTACTGTCACCTTGCTTGTTATTATCGCCATGTATTTGTTCCTCACTCTGTAGTCTTGTACGCCTAAAGCGTGCAAAGTCTTTGTGCTGTTTAGCACCTATCCACATCTTACGCTGATGTTCCATTTGTACACCAGTATGAGCATATAGTTTATATCCAAAACTCCTAGCTCTGATACACCAGAGTAGATCCTCACCTACCCACTCATTGTGCAATGGCATATCCTGGTAATAGCCCCACTTGTCTCCTTGGTGGGTTTGATCAGCTTCCTTACGAAACCTCTCAAAGACGGATCTATGTACCAGGATTGCACCTGTCCCAGCTGCATCAATTTCAATTATAGAGTCCTCTGGGTACTCATGTATTGCAAACAGGCCGTTGTCTGTACCTAATTTAAATATACATGGCACAGGCTCAAGGTAAGGCTCTCCTACTTCCCAACCACCATGTACCACCGCTGACACAATAGGTCTTTCTTTCTCATCAGCTGCAGCCAATAACTTTTTAAATGCCTCAACAGTAAATCGCTGATCTGTATCTATTTGCAATAGCCACTCATCCTTAGTTTTATCTAAGAAGGTTGAGACCACTTGATTGCGTAAGCGGCTTATAACACCTGATCCCTGCAATGATATGAATTGACCTAATTGCTTTTGTGATCTTGCTACATCTAATAAACTTGTCAGAAAGTCTGTTACTACATAACCAGGTGAGCAAATGCCTATTGTAACTCTATCTGTATCTTTCAATGCCAACCCTTCTTTAGCCAGTGCGCCCATGCGCCACATGCGTTTGCAGTACCTAATGTATCAGTACCATACCTGTGTTTAAGGTATTTGATGTGCCATGTTATTTGTTGCTTATATGTAGCTGTCTTGAGATAGATTGATCTGCCTTGAGGTAACCCATAATGACTGCCGTTTTTAGCTTTAGGGTTGTAATTACTTTCTTTTATAACTAGGTCATTTAGACAATGGAATTGATCAAAGTTGTAATCTAATTGTTTAAAGTATTCCTGCTTATAAACATTTATATTTTCTTTAGCAAAAGATTTATCTATATTAAATACATTAAATACTATTATTAAATACATAGTCACTTGGGTGACTAGATTATTAGGAAAGCCCCCCCTACCCCCCCAATTAAAAACATTGAGTAGGTAAGAGATGACTACACTTGGTCTGACTGAGTTATAGTGTAAGCCCCCCACAAAGCGATTGAACCTTAACATTAGATATTATCCTTTGCAACCCTTAGACATACTGTGCAAGTTTTACCTGGCATCACCCAGTTACCTGTACAACTACACCTGACTGGCTCTGTCACTTTGCATCTCTAACAGAATATCCACAAGATCTATAAATGGC